AGCTATAGGCAATTCAATTCGATCTTGTCTATCTCCACAAAATAAAAAAGAGAATCGACCATGTTGGGAAACATTTAGATCATGGTTAAACAAAGACGATAAACTTCGAAATGAGTACGCACAAGCAAAGCAAGATGGAATTGAGTTTTGTTTAAGTGATGCTCAAGATTTAATTAATGAAAGTATCGCTAATAGTAGATTAAAAGAAAAAACAGATTTGGGTCAAACTCACTTAGTAAAGGCATTTGTTGATCTTGCTAAGTGGAAAAGTGAACGATTATCACCGAAGATTTATCAAAAAAAGGACTCATTATCTATGAATTTCGATAAGAATACTCCTTTAGTTGTTAAGTGGGATAAATAGAAAAGTATTGATATATATGAATAAATGGTAATTTAATCCGAAGATTGCACAAACCTAGCACAATGATAGTTATAGTTGTAAATGTTCATGTTTTGTTCTTTATAATTATTCTAAACTACAATAGGTTTATAAGTTTTTTATAAGTATTTAAAAAAAGTAAATAAACAAAGGCCAAGATAAGAGAGTCAAGTGATCACAATTCACTAGACGTTTCAAATGTGAGGTTTTGGGGGGTTTTTAACCGACCCTGCACCTGAATCTATTTGGCCTAGTGTTAAAATTTAAATGGAAGTTACACACAACTAGATAAAGGAAAAGATTATGGCAAGTAAATTTTTAGAAAGAAATTTCGCATCTATGAACAAAAAAGAAGAAGAAACAGCTTTTCAAAAAGCTTTAAAAAAAATTAATTCTTCTAAACAAAATAATACTGTAATGCCAGGAAATACAAAAGGTGTTATGTCAGATAAAGAATTTTCAATCTTTAAAAAATTACTAGAAGAAGAATAGGAATTTCAATGATGGACTTTGAGGATGATAAGCAAGGTTACTCCGCCGTAATATATATTATGGAAAGTAGTAAATCAGTTGTTGTTCACTTTGGTGGCTTCAATGACCTATCCGAATGTAGATATTTCTCATCGCACATCATGGAAGATTTTGGCATAGAACAATTATTAAATGTTCCTCAAGGAGTCACAGTACATTAGGGGGGTTTTGTTTTAAAAATGCCAAACATTGTTATTCCATACAAGCCAAGAGAATTGCAAAATTTTTTGCACAAAAAAATTGATAAGCACCGTTTCAACGTCTTAGTCCTACATCGTAGAGCTGGGAAAACTGTAATGATGATTAATCATATGTTGCGTAGTGCATTGATGAATCCTTTGCCAAACTCAAGATATGCTTTCCTATCTCCGACTTTCAAGCAAGGTAAAGCGACAGCATGGGATTATATAAAAACATACGCAGGGAAAATCCCTGGTACAAAATTTAACGAAAGCGAACTTAGATGTGATTTGCCAAATGGCGCAAGGATCACAATTTTGGGCGCAGAGAATGATCAAGCACTTAGGGGTATATTTCTTGATGGATGTGTATTCGATGAAACACAATCTATTAAGCCTACTATATTCCCAGAGATCATAAGACCTGCGTTAGCTGATCGTAAAGGTTGGTGTGTGTTTATCGGTACGCCAAAAGGTCGTAACTATTTTTGTGAACTATATGAAAATGCTTTAGAAAACAAAGATTGGTACGCCTGTGTATTTAAAGCTAGTCAAACAAAGATACTAGACGAAGAAGAATTAAAGGCCGCAGCTGACGTAATGTCATCCGATCTTTATTCACAAGAATTTGAATGTAGCTTCAACGCTGCGATTACAGGCTCTTATTATGGAGCAATTATAGAAGAATTAAGTAAGCAAGGTAGGATCACCAATGTTGAGTACGATGACAACTTAGATGTTGAAACGTACTGGGACTTAGGAATGAATGATCAAACTTGTATATGGTTTGCGCAAAAGTATAAAGGTGAAACAAGATTAATTGATTACTATGAAAATAGTGGTTTTGGCCTTGATCATTATAAAGATATTTTAGATTCAAAGAATTACGATTATTCAACACACATAGCACCCTTTGACATCAAGGTGAGAGAACTAGGTAACATGGGTAAGTCAAGATTAGAAAGTGCTTTGGAGTTAGGAATAGCGTTTGAAGTAGCACCTAAATTATCTATTGAAGATGGTATTGAGGCAACAAGAAAAGCATTAACTAATTGTTGGTTTGACAAAGAGAAATGCAAGTTAGGTATTGAGTATTTAAAAGCTTATCAAAAAAGATGGGATGATAAAAACCAATGCTTTAGAAATAAACCCCTGCATAATTTTGCATCACACTGCGCTGACGCCTTTAGAACTGGTGTAGTAGGTCAAGGGGTAGAAATTAGCAATTGGAAAGAAGAAGTTCCAATCAATACGAATTATATAGTTTAATATGGCAGATAAAGTTACAGATATAGAATTAAGATCAATTATTAACTCAGAGATTAATAACTCAATAGGATTTATGGGAAGTAATTTAACTTCTCAAAGAAAGAAATCTTTAGAGTATTACATGGGTGAAAAGTTAGGCACAGAGATTGATGGTCGATCACAAGTAGTCTCAACAGACGTAGCCGACACCGTTGAAACAATCTTACCAAACTTGTTAAGAATATTCACAGCTAGTGATCAAGTGGTTAGATGTGAGCCAACTAAAAGTGAAGATGTTGGTATAGCAGATCAAGCTACTAATTATATTAATTATATTTTTAACAAAGATAATAATGGTTTTAGTATTCTTTACACTTGGTTTAAAGATGCGCTGTTAGAAAAAAATGGAATTGTAAAAGTATTTTGGGATGAGTCTAAAAGTGTTGAGCAAGAAACTTATGAAAATTTAACCGATCAAGAATACGCTTTATTGATTGACGATGAAGATGTTGAAGTTGTTGAAGAAGAAACTTTTGAAGATGTAAAAGCAAAAGAACAACTTGAGCAAATGAAACAATTAGCAGAAATGCAAGGACAAGAAGTAGGTGATATTCCTACTCCTATGTTACATAATTGTATTATTAAAAGAACATCAAAAGGTGGAAAAGTAAAAATAGAAAACGTACCACCTGAGGAATTTTTAATTCAAAAAACAGCTAAGTCTATTGAAGATGCAAATTTTGTAGCGCATAGAGTTTTAAAAACTAGAAGCGATCTATTAGAAATGGGTTTTGATAGAGAAATAGTTGAGAGTCTTCCAACATCAAATAATATTATTTTAAATGATGAAAGACTAACAAGATTTAGTGATATTGATGAAAGCCCATTTGAAAATGCGCCTGACGAAACTTCACAAGAAGTAGAATTATATGAGTGCTACATCAAAGTTGATATGGATGGCGATGGTATTAATGAATTAAGAAAAGTAACAGTTGCTGGTAGTGGTGGATATACAATACTTGAGAACATGGCTTGTGATAACATTCCATTTTGCTCACTTACGCCAATCCCAATGCCACATAGATTTTATGGTCGATCCGTATCTGAATTAGTAGAGGATGTTCAATTAATTAAATCTACTGTGTTGAGACAATTGTTGGATAATATGTATCTAACAAATAATAATAGAGTTGCGATTATGGATGGTATGGTCAATTTAGATGACCTACTAACTTCAAGACCAGGGGGTGTTGTAAGAACTAAACAACCACCAAGTCAAGTGATGATGCCAATGCAATCACAAACTATTTCTCAACAAGCTTTCCCTTTATTAGAATACTTAGATACAATTAGAGAAACTAGAACAGGGATTACTAGATATAATCAAGGCCTAGACGCTGATAGTTTAAACAAAACAGCTACAGGGGTTAATGCGATTATGACCCAATCTCAAATGAGAATGGAATTGATTGCTAGAGTATTTGCAGAGACAGGGATTAAAGATTTATTTAGACGTATCTTTGAGCTTACTTGTAAGTATCAAGACAAAGAAAGAATTGTAGAATTAAATAATCAATTCGTACCTGTTAAACCTACGGAGTGGAGAAATAAATTTAATATTTCTATATCAGTTGGTTTAGGAAGTGGATCAAAAGAGCAACAAATTATGATGCTCAACAATATTTTAGAAAGACAATTACAAGCTTTCAATTTACAAGGTGGCCAAGAATACCCAATGGTAAGCCTAAAAAACATTTACAATAGTTTAGCAAAAATTATTGAAAACGCAGGGCTTAAAAATGTTGAAAATTATTTTGTCAACCCTGATCAAGGGAAACAAATGGTGCAACCAAAACCACCACCACCATTAACACCAATTGAAAAAATTGAGTTCACTAGAATACAAAGTGAAGAAAAGCGTAAGATAGCTGAACTAGAATTAGAAAACAAAAAATTAAAAGCAGATATAGCTGATAGTCTATTAGGTTTTGAAACTAAAACTAAAGAACTTGAACTTAAATATAATACTCAAGTTGACGTAGCTAAAATGAAATCAGATGCCGACTTAGAAAAATTAATTACTAATAATAGAAATAAAACTTTTTTAGCAGCACAACAAAGTAGCGACACATTACAACAACAAGTAAGTGAACTAAATGAACAAAGACCAAGTGGACAAACTCCAAGAGGAGATAAGCCAATCGAACAAAGCTAAACAACTTTTTGAAAATCCTTTACTTAAAGAAAGTTTTGAAAAATTAAAAAAAGTTTATAGTGATAGTTTATTCAATACTGGTGCTAAAGAAGAAACAACTAGAGAAAAGCTTTGGTTAGCTTACAATATAGTTGGAAAAGTTGAACAACATTTAATAGAAATTTTAGATACAGGGAAACTAGCTTCTAAACAATTAGAAGATTTTAGAACAAATATCAAAAATAAAAAATTCTAAACAAAAAGTTTAGGATAAGTCAACCTACACAACAGGAACTTAACTTAAAGGAAATACAATATGTCATCAGAAAATTATGCCAATCCTCTAAAGGAAGCTGAAACTGATATGCAAAAAGCAACAAAAACAATAGCAGGTTTGCTGGACCCAAAAAGTCAAAGTGAAAAAAAACCTGAGGAAGAAAAACAAAATTCTCCTGAACTTACACAAGAGGAATCTTCTCAAGAAGATCAACCTCAAGAACAGGAAATAAAGGAAGAAGAAACAGAGGTTGAATCGCAAGAAGAAACCGAAGTAGAAACAACCGAAGACGTATCTCAAGAAGAAGAACAAATTGATACTCAAGAGAAACAAGATTCCCCATTACACAAAGTCAAAGTGAATGGACAAGAGTTTGATGTTACCCTTGATGAGTTGAGAAATGGTTACTCCAGGGATGCTGACTATAGACAAAAGACTGAGGAACTTTCTAATCAAAGAAAGACTTTTCAATCTGAGTCTGAAAAGCAAAGACAAGACTATTCTCAAAAGCTAAATGAGTTGAATCAAATGATGTCTATTGCTCAACAACAACTTAATGAAGAAGCTAATCAAGTGGATTTAGAAAAGTTGTATGAAGATGATCCAAGTGAGGCCATGAGGATTGAACATAGAATGAAAAAGAAACAAGAAAAACTTGATCAAGCTATGCAAAAATCTCAAGCCGAACAAAAACAACAATTTGATAGTTTTTTGCAAGATCAACAAACTAAATTAGTGGCTAAGATGCCTGAATTTAATGATCCTCAAAAAGC